GTTACACTAAAGTCCTTTTCACTAATCTCTAATGCTCTTTTAACAACAGCAACCATGTCAGGGTGTACCCCAGACAAGTTCTGTCTACTTCGTAGTCCTAGTGTGTATCCCATTGTATTTCCCTCTACTTTAGTACTTTGTAAACCGCAGGTCCGCCTTGGCCGCTTTGGGACGCTATTGTCCCTGTAATTCTCCAGTAATGATCATCCGGTATTATTACCCACGCACGCCTCCTACCCCCACCAAAACTATCACCCTCGTCAACATAACCCGGGCTGAACACAAGCGTGATCCACGTGCTGTTGTCGGAAGAAACCTGAAAACTTGCAGTATTTCCTACGCCTGAAAACTCAGCAAAAACTTGTATCGGTACGCCCTCAGTGTTTCGACCATCCTTAGTGTTTGCCTGCCAAGATTGGCTTACACCAACACCGCCACTGCCACCAGAAGCAGCAGCCCAAGTCAAGCCGCCTGCGTTTGCGCTTTGGGCTGTAAGGACGTAGCCATTTGTAGGGTTATTGCTGACCTTTAAATTTGCTTCGTCTACAATATTGCCGGCAATAACAGTTGCACCGTCAGCGGTACTGGTGACTTCACCAGAGTGGTTAGGGTGAGTGTAGTTGTTTGCGCTTGCTGCGATGCCGTTTAGTTTCGTATGGTCTGTATCTGTAAACACGTTTGAGTCAGATGCGGCTTCAACAGCTGCTCTAATCTCAGCGTTGGTCTGGTCAGCAGTAGCAGTAGTTTCAATATTGCCAAGTTTCGTATGGTCTGCATCTGTAAACACGTTTGAGTCAGTTGCGGCTTCAACAGCTGCTCTAATCTCAGCGTTGGTCTGGTCAGCAGTAGCAGCAGTTTCAATATTGTTAAGTTTCGTATGGTCTGCATTGGTAAAACTGTTTTCACTCAGCTCGCCATCTTGGATCGAGTAAACGGTGTCACTGTCCGAATTGCCTGTGCCAGCGCCAATAAGTGTGCGAATTTCCCCAGCCGTGATATTCGTGTTCAGGCTAGGAACTGTGCCATTGCTAGTAATAGCCGCAAGCACAGGAGTAGCCGCAGTCGCCCATGCTATGTCGGTCGCCGTGGCGGTCAATATTTGCCCATTTGTCCCCTTTGATAACCGAGCTGTTCCTGCTGCACTTCCGTACAGGATTGACCCCCGAGTTATGGAATCCAACTGGTTAATCTCTGTAGTTGTAACAGTTGCACCTGCAAGTTTGTTAAGCTCTGTAGTTGTAACAGTCGCACCTGCAAGTTTGTTAATCTCTGCAGTTGTAACAGTTGCACCTGCAAGTTTGTTAAGCTCTGTAGTTGTAACAGTTGCACCTGCAAGTTTGTTAAGCTCTGCAGTTGTAACAGTTGCACCTGCAAGTTTGTTAATCTCTGCAGTTGTAACAGTCGCACCTGCAAGTTTGTTAAGCTCTGCACCAGTGGCACTTATGGCTGTGCCAGCAAGAGTTAACCCCTGCGTGGTAATGGACAACACATTGTTAGAAGCCTGATCTAGTACAGCTATGGATATCCAAGCATTGTTAGCCTCATTACGTACCTTAAGTATGTTAACGTCAGTTTCATACCACCACTGGTTAGCATGAGTAGTAGAGGGCTCTGTACTACCGGAGGAGTTAGAGGCTAAGGCAACAAGGGCATTATTAAGGTCTGTCCTAGTGGCTGGGAAAAGTTGATTCCCAATGGTAAAATCGTGTTGCGACATTACGTCACTTCCTTTCCGTAGCCCTGAGCTACATAGTCTAAGGTTGCAGAGTTTGTACTAACTGAGTTGCCAGTAAAGGTGTTTATGGTAAACCCAGTTCTAGTCTTGTTTGTCATGGTGTACCTGTCTCCGTTAGCTAAATTGGCTAAAGATATTCCTACAGCTGGGGCAACCTTGAATGGCGTGGCGTACGTTACGTTTTTAGTTCCAGTAAAGACAACACCACTCTCAGAAGCGACCCTGTCGGGCATGTCCACAACAACAGCCAGTTCTTTGACAACAGGACTTGCGTTGACGTTAGTAGAGCCTAACACAACCCTAAACTCAAAGGCCCGTGCAGTTACATCAGCTACACTAAGGGGAAGCCAGTCAGTCCAAGTAGGTGAAGCGGTAGGGTCCCCTGTTGTGTGTCGCAACTCTAAAGATACAGATGTATCGTCAGACCCCACGGGGCTCTGATAGTCAAAAAGACCCGACCTACTGTCAAACGTACCTGTAGCAGCATCAAAAGTTTCCTTGTAGTCGAACCTACCAGTAAGAAGGGTGCTGCTAAGTCTGCTGGTAAAAACAGCCCCAAGGTCTATGCCACTAGAAAAGTAGTACGTCCCAGAACTTACAAACTGCCCACCTGTAAACTGTAGCACAAGGTGGTTGGGGGCGCTGGCAAGCTCAAAGCTAGAAGACTCTTTTTCCAAGTTGGTGAGTGTGCCAGAGAACGAGGGGCTTTCTTGACGAGTTTCTATTAAGTTTAACTGCTCTAAGCCTGCGCTGGTAGTTATAAACTGAGCAGCGTTGTTGGAGACATTAGAGCCACTAAACGTATCATCTACAGCTTTAATAAAGTAAGTGCCTGTACCAGCGTCTTGGAGGACTAAGTTGTTAGTGCCTGCAGAAACTTCAGCTACAAGAACAGAGGAGTCGTAGTCTGAGCCACTGGGTTGTGGAGAATACTTAATAATGTAGTGTGCCAAATCTAAGTCAGGTACTGGTGTCCAGCTAAGGTATAGAGTTGTGCCTACCACGCTGCCCGAGAAGTTAGTGACATCAGCAGGCGGCAACCCCGGAAGACTAACTCGGTGTCTTAGTGTATAAACCCAATCACCGGTAACTCCCAGAGTGTTAGTGCTCCTAACTCTGATGTCATAGAGGGTCTCTAGTATAGAGGGGACCTCAATCCTCTCTGTGCCAACAAAGCTACCCAGAGTCCCTACCGATGTAAAATTCGGGTCAGTAGTAAGAGACTTGTTGATCTGCACCTCTGCAGAACTTAGGGTACTACTTGTGTTGGTTACATCAAGTAAAAGAACTCCCATGCTTTTACCCAGAATCTTCCTAATCTCTTGGCTTGGGGTTATTGTAAGAGTAGGTGTCGCAAAAGGGTCCAACAGGGTCGTGTTGTCTCTCTCGTAGACTACGCTGTCGAGAACCTCGTCGTAGACAGACTGTGCAGTTTCTCTCAGAGTCATGGTAACTTGTAGGTCTTGTTGACCTGTCATTCCAAACGACCAAGTTATTACTTGAAAGTGCTTATTAGTCCAACCAAACCTTGTGTTAGTGAGACTTACATTGTCACCAACCTGTAGTCCTAAAGTCCTCAGGCCAAAAGAGGCGTTAATAGTAAGTTGCTGCCTGTTACTCTCTAAGCTGATCCGAGCAATTCGCCTCGCTTCGATACTGTTATCCGTAAAGGGTAAGTCTACGTCAGCAACAGCCTCCTGACCACCGTCAACGACGAGGAAGGGGTTGGGGTTTGCTACTGTGTTTTCAGGAACCTGTGGGTAGTCAGTAACTTGCCAATTAGATTCTGCCCCACGAAAGGTGCCCTTTACAGTGTTGTAGTTGTCTCTACGAGAATGACGTGTGCTTACTTCTATGGGGGACCGAAGGTCATCCTCATTTAAGCTCATCACGGGGTTTGTCCAATAAGCAGGTTTCATACGCCACTTACCCTGAGAGTACCACAAAGAGCCCCCCATACAAGTTAACAGGTCACTTAACAGGTCGTAGGGTGTCAGTGCAGTAGTAAAAGAGCCATTACAAGTGTACCGAGTAGTGCCATCATCTGTGTTATTCTGATTACACACAGTGACAGCAGAGTTAACTAAAGTATCGTCTATATTAGCTGGTAGCTCTTTAAGACCATACTCCGATGTTAAGTAATCTCTTATGCACAGGGCAGGGTTGTCTGACCACGCAGTTGTAGAAGTGGCAGGGTTGTAGACCTTCTTACCCTTAACTTCCGCTGTTATACTAGGTACACCGTTGGGAAACGCACTCTGATCATACTCAAGACGCACATACATGTAGGCTATGCCAGATAGCTTATGATTAGCTGTCCATTTTGAATCAGACTCTGCTACAAGTTCAGTATCGGCTGCTTGGTTAGTTGTACCGGTGTGAAAGTTTATCTTTATGAGGGGAACTGTAGATGATGTATAACGCATAAAGCACCCGTTGGTCTCACGATCATCTCCGGTTTGCCCTGAGCAATCGTCGCCATTGTAATCTCTCACAACCCCCGTTGTGACTTTCTTAAGAAACTTGTCAGGGCCGGTGACGTTGCCGTTGCCATCAAGGGTAAGCTCTTCGTCTTCTATGTAGACCTTGTCAAAGGATTCAACCTCATGCCCAGCTACTGCAATAATACGGTGGTATATAATATTATTAGTGCCTGTAGACTCGTCATACAGTACAGCCCCACCAACACGCATCTTACCGTAGATTATTGAGTGGTCTAATGCCGACCCCATAGCATTTACTTGATAGCCACGGTTAGCCCCTTGAGACTTAGGTCTGGGGGCAAGGGCATTAAGTGCTAGACCCAGACCCACGTTCAAGGCAAAGGCACCAAGACTGAGTCCAAAGCCTGCGGTAAGGCTAAAGGTTATTACACCGGGCGCAGCAAGTGCGCCGACGACTATAAATAGGGCTGAAGCCATTAAATTACCTTCCAGTACAGGTCAAGTTTAGGGTCTAGCTTAATAGGAGTTAGACCGTTAGTGTCTACAAAAAACCCATAGCCGCCCTTAACTACTCCGTAGGAGTGCCCCACAAGCCCCTGTACGTCAGGCTTGGCTACGACACAACCGTCAGCTGGCCCTAAAGTAAAACTAAGCTTCTTGTTCAGATACCCGTTAAAAGACTTAACCTCGTGTTTAAGACAGGCTCTTATGTAGGCCCTTTTAGCAGCTCTAAAATCAGAATAACCCTGTAACTGCTCGTCGGACAAGTCTACGTCAAAACACTCTTTGGCATACTTAATAGCAAAAGCTATGCAATCGTGTTCACCCCAGACAAAAGGTTTGGTCCAATACTTAGACAAGAACTCGTCCACTAAACACGGTTCCATAAAGTTTTCCTATCCTGCATGTCCTCTAAGAAATCTAAGCCTTCGTCTGTAGGGTATTTAGATTTCTGATAACCAGATGTAAAACGGGCAACTCTAGCCCTTTCAAGGTCAATCAACTTGTTTTCTACCTGAAGCTCGATAACTGAACTCTCAAAAGACTCAGAAATATTCATCTGATCCATGTACCCAGAGAAGATAGGGTTCAAGTTACCGTTACCACTACTGGTACCAAAGTAGATGTTAGCTACACGACCCTGATAAGGTTCACTAAGGGCTAAAGCCAGAAGTGGGTCAGTTACTCCACTTAAGGTTATGCTGGCCCCCTTTACATCAAGGTTAGAGGTTTCATCTATTGCGGAGATGCTCAACAGACTACTTACACCAGTGTAGGTCTTTGCTATAGTGCCCATCTGCCCAGCTGAAATACTCCCTTGACCTGTCCACAGGCGAACTTCTTTAGAAGCTCCTGTGCTGGGGTCATCACTAAACAGAAGTTCAACGGCGAAAAAGGGGAAAACTGTATCTGAGTTTATGTCAGCATCCGTCGTAGATATAAGGTCTCTTGACCCATAATTGGACATTCAGTATCTCCTCAAGGGTTCCAAGGCAGCCCAGAGGCTTTGGGGGTTTTTACTTTGCCCATCGCCACCGAAAGGCTCGACTCAGTAGCAGTCTGAGAGACTTCCCCCCAGACCCAACTTACTAACTGTTCTTGAGTCACGTCAGAAAAAGTAGTAAAGTCAGGGTCAGAAGCATCTGGTGTCAGCGTTACTGTTCCTCTGGACTGCAATATATCTTGTCCGTCAGTCGCTGTACATTCCCAAGAGACCTTGTCAATGCCCCCTGTTGCCACATCTCGCTCACAATCTAGAATCTCCCACGTATACACTATAGACATTAGTTTACTCCTTATACTATGACTTCTACGGCTTCAAACTTTATACCATAAGTAGAAGCACTGTTTATTGACCATGAAGTAACACTCTGTGCTAGTCTGAAGACCCCCTTAGGGCTTGCTAGGTTTGCTGTACCAGTAGCACTTGTGTACGTATGCCTAAGTGTAGGCCAGATGTTTACAGTACCATCTGTAGATATGTCTTCAAGTACTTGGTGTAGCCTAGCAGTAGCGGCAGACCCAAGTTGTAGGTAGTCACCAGCCTTAAGTGTGCCAGTCAGAACGACACTAACCGCATCAGCCCCCACAGTGCCTGTGACCACGCATGAACTACAAGTCCCCCTTGGCGTAGCATAGTCAGGGTCACCTAATAGGAAGGAGCCGTGAGAGCCTTTAAGTCCAACTAGCATAGCTTTCCACTCAGCAGCTAAGTCACGTTTTACTGGGGGAATGCTGACCGAGGCTTCCCACCTCTGTCCACCATGTACGATAGTCTGTTGCTTATACGTGAAGGGAGACTGAGAGGTAGCTACAGCATTGACTGCACGTAATTCAATACTTTCAATCCCTATAGTCGTTGGT